ACTGCCAAATTGTGCCGTACGCTACTCGCTGGAACTGGTATCTATGTTAGTCTGTCGACTAACATCAAATAGGAAGAAACAAGGGCAAACAAAGCTAGACGAGGCCGGATCGGGTGAGGCCATACGAGCGCATGGCAATGCGTATCTAATAGACGCAAAAAAACCCAGCCGGTTGGCTGGGTTTTTAACATTCCGACAACGTGTCGGGATGTTATTTCTTTTTGAGTGGCACCTGTTCGATCGTCCTTAGCGCGGCTAATGCTTTTGGTGAGATTCCATTAAATAGCGCGCTCCATGCGCGCTTATACTCGGATTCCGCGAGGTCCAAGAATAAATTTATAGACTTGTTCAACGTCTGGATTTTTTTGTCGTCCATTGCCGCGATTATGGCGATGATACTTTTCCGTAGTGGATCATCCTTCCGCGCTTTCTCGTTTTCTTTAGTGGCACATTTTATGATTTTATCCTTTGCCTGTAGCGCGGCTACTTGCGCCTTTGCAAATTCTATCGCTGGTACCTTACTCTCAAGATTTTTTAGTGTGGAATCTACTTCGCCCAACGTTTTACAATCTTTAAACGGGCTGGCCCGTTTTTGTCTCATCGATTGTGCCGCAGAACTATCTGACTTCGGCTTAGATGGTATCTCACATTCGAAACCCGATTCCGCCGCAAAAGCGCGTGCCTGAGACACAAACCGTTCCCAGGCTTTCTCGTGTGCCTCTTTCAAGGCGCTCGGGCGCAGTTCAGCGCGGGCCGCGATCCAGTCCCTTCTAATTGCCATCCAGCCGACATATGCCGGAGTCGCGCCGATCAAACGGTGAAACTCTGTAAATATCTTTTGGCGATCCTCTTCGATCGCAAGGTATTGTTTGACGATCGGCGCAATGCCGACCGAGACAGGTGTTTCGTTTATTTGCTGCTCGATGCTTTTGGTTGCTGCTTCCATGGCCTGATCCTCTATCAATGGTGGATTAAAACTACATACTGCAAGACGAATTCTACGTGGTTTAGCATAGCTTGTCAATAGATGTTAATAGATAGAACAATTCGACAACGTTGTCGGGGTGTTGGCGCCCCCACCCGTACCCGACCCCCCAAAGCTGGTTTGGAGTCCCACGCGCGCGTATGTATTGCTAATCTGCACGACCAATCTTCACTATCCTCAATTCACCACACCAGCATTAAGGTCTTATTGGGCTGCGTTGGCATTAAGGTCTTATTGGGCTGCGTTGGCATTAAGGTCTTATTGGGCTGCGTTAGCATTAAGGTCTTATTGGGCTGCGTTAGCATTAAGGTCTTATTGGGCTGCGTTGGCATTAAGGTCTTCGTTGTTTACAGCCCCCACCCAAAAATTTTTCGCATTCCATTTTTCATATACCCCTACTACCGCCATGGTTATAAAAACACCCCCCACTTTGTTTTGACATCCTTTGAAAATACGATACTATTTGCGAATGTTAGAACTATCCCCCGATTTTGGGGTTGCGATTAGCCCCGATACAACATATATGGACCTGCGAGAACGGGCTCAGGCGGCCTGTCGGTCTATAGAACTGCTTGTGGAGAAGGGATTGGACATTGCACCCACCCAGGAAGATGTTGAGGCGGCTGCAGCAATAGTCAGTGCGTACGCTGCAAACCCAGAGGCGACCAGTAAACACGTCTCCAACGCTCGTGCATCAACCATGGCCCCCGCCTCCTTGCTGACATTGCGGACTTATCTGGACGAATTTGGCCAAACGGTGGTCAGAAACGCCGCTGAGATCCGATATCTGGTGACTAATCGGCTGCTAGAAGAGTCGCGCAACCCGGATCCTCGGGTGCGTATACGCGCGCTGGAGCTTTTGGGGAAGATTTCTGACGTTGGCCTATTTACAGACCGGTCTGAAGTGCTTGTAACCCACCAATCGACCGATGAATTGCGGGCCAAACTCAAAGAAAAGCTGCAACGCCTAGCCCCCCGCCCCGTGCCACCCTCCGATGTGCGCAATAACATCATTGATGTTGATGTAGAACTTGGGTTTGTAGAAAAAGATATCACCCCCGCCCCTGGTGCGGGCACCGACCCCCATGCTTAGCGCGGAAAGTTCGGCCCAAGACTTCTCAGAGGCAGAAATCCAGCAGATGCTGGACAATTTGGATGCCTTTTCAGCCCAGGAACAGGCTGAAATCTACAAGATTGCTGACATTTTGGACCAGCGCCAGCGTGCCGCTGCGTGTTACGACGACCTCATTGAGTTTTGTAAGCACATGCAGCCTGACTATAAGGTGGGGAAACACCACCGGCTGCTGGCTAATCTGCTTATGGACATTGCCGCAGGGCGCAAAGACCGGGTATGTGTGAACATGCCGCCTCGGCATGGTAAGTCCCAGCTTGTTTCTATCTATTTCCCGGCGTGGTTCCTCGGTAAGTTTCCTAATAAGCAGGTGCTGATGGTGTCGCACACCGCAGATCTTGCCGTTGATTTTGGCCGTAAAGTACGTAACCTGATAGATTCAGAGGCGTATAAACAAGTATTTCCAACGGTATCCCTTGCGGTAGATAGCAAGTCCGCAGGTAGATGGAACACAAACCATGGTGGGGTTTACTACGCATGTGGGGTGGGTTCGGCGTTGGCCGGTCGTGGTGCCGACCTCCTGCTTTGTGACGACCCCCACAATGAGCAAGATATCCTAAACGGAAACTTTGAAGTCTTTGAGAAGGCGTACGAATGGTTTACGTACGGAGCCCGTACGCGGTTGATGCCTGGGGGGCGCGCTGCGGTAATCCAGACTCGCTGGCACGCGGATGATCTTACGGGTCGGTTAACAAGGGATATGGCACAGAACGAGGGTGCCGACCAGTACGAGGTTATCGAGTTTCCGGCAATTATGGAGGTTGCAGGCGAGGATGGGGAGGTTGTTGAGAAGCCACTATGGCCAGAATTCTTTGACCTAGAAGCGCTGCACCGCACCAAGGCGTCCATGCCGACGTTCCAATGGAATGCCCAGTATCAGCAAAACCCGACCGCCGAAGAAGCCTCAATCGTAAAGCGTGAGTGGTGGAATATCTGGGAGCAGGAAGACCCCCCTGCTTTGGTTGAGTACATAATCATGTCCCTGGATGCTGCTGCCGAAACCCACAACCGTGCTGACTTCACGGCGATTACCCTATGGGGCGTGTTCCTCAACGACCAGACAAACGCCTACAACATCATACTTCTTAACTCGATCAAAGAACGCATTGAATTTCCTGACCTAAAGTCGTTATCATACGATACGTGGAAGTATTGGAAGCCCGATACGTTTATCGTGGAAAAGAAGTCCTCTGGTACGGCGTTGTACCAAGAGATGCGTAGGATGGGCATACCGGTTAGCGAGTACACACCCCACCGGGGTAGTGGGGATAAGTTAGCAAGATTGAATTCCGTTGCCGATATTGTGAAGTCTGGGCTGTGCTGGGTGCCACAAACCCGGTGGGCCGAAGAGGTCGTAGAAGAGATTGCAGGCTTCCCGTTTATGAGCCATGACGACTTGGTGGACTCAACAGTAATGGCGCTGATGCGATTTCGTCAAGGTGGGTTTATTAGGCTCCCTACCGATGAGCCAGAACCGGCGAAGCACTTTCGGTCACGAGGCAAAAACCGGTACTACTAGGACATAAATTATGGCTATTGAAAAATCGTTGTACGAAGCTCCTGTAGGAATGGATGCCCTTGATGAGGCCGGGGTGGGTGCGTTGGAAATCGAGATTGTTGACCCGAAGATGGTGACACTCGATGACGGCAGTGTAGAGATTACATTGGTCCCCGGTGCAGACGAAGAAGACAGTCTTGACCAGTTTGACACCAACATTGCCGAGCATCTTGATGAGGGGGAGTTGCAGACCCTTGCTTCTGACTTGATAGGTTTGGTTGAGGCCGATTTTACTTCCCGTAAGGAGTGGTCAGACACCTTTATTAAGGGTCTGGAGGTGCTTGGGTTCAAGTACGAGGAGCGCACCCAGCCGTGGGATGGTGCCTGTGGGGTGTATTCGACGGTGCTGTCAGAGGCGGCCATCCGGTTCCAAGCAGAGACAATGAGTGAGACATTCCCCGCTGCGGGGCCAGTCAAAACAAAGATCCTAGGTAAGGTTACAAAAGAAAAAGAAGAGTCAGCCTCTCGCGTGCGGGAGGATATGAACTACATGCTGACCGAGAAGATGGTGGAGTACCGCTCAGAACACGAGCGCATGTTGTTCTCTTTGGGGCTGGCGGGCTCTGCGTTCAAGAAAGTCTATTTTGACCCGAGTATGGGTCGACCCACGGCGGTGTACAT